GCCAGCCCCGCATTGCGCTCCGACTCGCGGTAGCGCCCCTGCCAGTCACGCGCCAGGTCGGCGGCGGCCGCCAGCTCGCCGGCATGCGTCGCGCGCAGCTCGGCCAGCTCGCGGCCGCGCTCGGACAGCTGGCGCTCATAGGCATTCGCCTGCCAGTTCCAAACGCCGGCGCCAGCCAGCAAAGCCCCAAACGCGAACACCATGGCGTAGCCCTTCCAGCCACCCAGCGCCGCCACGACGCCCTTAAGTACGCTTGCCACGGGCACCCCCTTGCCGGCTCATCCAGCGCTTGAGCCAAACCTCCAGGTACTGAGAGCCCACGATGCCGAGCGCGCAGCCGACGCCGTACAGCGCCATGGGCGGCATGCCCGGGAACTGCATCAGCCCGACACCGGCCACCATCGAGGTGGCCGCCCCCAGCACGGCCCGCCCGAGGATCAACCGCAGCGTGATCGGGTCGTCGCTGACCAGCAGCTTGCCGAGCCCGATGAGAGCACCCATCACCAGCAGCATGTAGAGATTCCTTTCGTGATCCTGCATTGAGACCCCTTTTTCCTTTATCAGTCGTGGATGAACTGCTTGGCCCGCTCCCAGCGCTCCTCTCGCTTGGCCAAGCCAATCTCACCGCCGTTGATCCGGCGCGTAAGCCCCTTGAAGTCGCCGGCGTCAGCCAGCTGGTTGCAACCGTTGGCGTACCAGAACCAGGCCGCCGAGCGCGCGGCCAGCGCGTCATCTGTCGTCAGCAGCTCCGGATGCGAAATCAGGTCGACACCGAGGGCGTGCCCACATGCCTCATGATTCGCCCGGAACGTGATCTGCTTGAGCCCGTGCCCGGCAAAGCGCCAGCCATCACCGCTCGCCGCGTCGCCATTGCCAAACCGGCCGGCGTAGACGATCGAGGCGATGCGCTGCTGCCGCTCGACGGGCACCACACGCTCACCAGGCTGACGCCCGAGCGTGGCCGCGATCGCCGCCGGCATGCGCTTGCCGAAGGTATCGATCAGCCCCTGCGGCTTGTAGTCGAACGATTCCTGCAGCCGCTCAAAGCTCAGCGATTCGTGACCCACCTGCGCCACCCACGCCGCGACACGATTGGGACGCAGGATCCCGAACTCGAACAGCGCCGCGTCGACGTGCGGAAACCAGCGATCCGCGAGCGCCTCGCTGATCCCTGCAGCGGCCCGAAAGGTTCTCTTGTCCATCAGACTCCCGTCCAAAGAAAAAGCCCGCACAGAGGCGGGCTTCGGTTGAGTTGTGTTGCTGCGTCTCGCAGCGCCGGCAATTAGTCGCTCGACAGCGCCACGCCGCGGGCGGTGATCCGAGCACGCGCCACCCCCAGGACTTCATCAAGCAGCGCAACGGAACTATCCGCCCACATGCCAGCGAGATAGAGATTGCCGCCCGCAATGGGCGACGTACTGGCCGAATACGGAATCCATCCGAAGGAAACCTGGTCCGTGGCAACAAAGCGACCCGTCTGCGTCCAGGTCACGGTGCTGCTACCGGACTTGGCGACACAAACGCCCGTCACCGAGTCGTAGGTCACACCGATCAGAATGGGGGTGTTAATGCGGCCAGCGGCAGACGGCTGGATGGCCCGGCGGGTAGTCCCACCAGCGAAACCGTTCGTGTTGAACAGGGCAAAGTTGGACAGACCGTCCGTCTTGTGCTCGCAGTTCACGAACGTGGAGCCAGGGTCTGCGGTGTTCACCGCCCCAAGCGCCGGGCTGGCCGGCACGCATTGCGCCGGACCAAACTGAAACGGGTATCGCGTCGCAGCCGGCGTCGGCTCGGCCGGGCCTTTCACAGCAACGATGAAAGTGAACTTGGAGCCGAAGGTGTACGGCGCCAGGACGGCCGCGCCGCCCGCAGCCAACTCCATGCCCTGGCTGCGCTTGGTCGGCTGCGTCCAGCCGGATTTCAGCGTCGCATGATTGTTATTGCCCGAGGAATCCAGGAACGAGCCGGCGTGCTGCACATCGTTGGCGCCCTCCTCCATCAGGTGAAGCGCGACCATGTTCGTACGCGGGAATCCGTAGCGATACGGGGCCAGTTTGGGGCGGTCGGTGTTGGCGAAGTTGGCGCCCTTGACGCGAATGATCAAGCTCATGATTCTCAGATCTCCGAATAGGTAAGCGAGTAATAAAAGGCCACACTCCAGTTGTGCAGCGGATACGGCTGGTCGACGAGCGCCGGGATATTGGCCGCGGCGTACATGCCGCGCTCAGGCTCATAGACGTAGTTGTCGATGGCCACCGACGGGTCACTGTCACGCACATTGCCGTTGCCGTTGTGGCTGGTCTGTCCGGCGTACCAGACCTTAATGTCGGCATCGGCGCCAGTCAGATCGCGGCCCAGCGTGATCTTGATGATCGTGTCAGCCACGATCTCCACATTGGTGATGGCCACCCCGCCGGTGGTGTCCTTCACCCGGAAGCCCTTGGCGGCGTAGTCCGCGGCAGCAGACACCACATAGGGCGAATCGAAGGCCAGCGGCGGATGCGGAACGTGATAGCCGATAAAGATCGTGCGCGCGTCGCCCTTCCACAGCTTGACCGGCCGCACGGGTTGCCAGCCCTTGCCCTCGACCGCGACACGGTTCCAGACCTTGGCAATCTGGTGCCCAAACCAGCGCGAGCCGTTGGAATCCAGGTGGCCACCCTTGTCGGTGTACGGGTACACCGGGCCCACCATCCAGGCGGCCTTGCTGGCAATGGCAAAGTCCAGCTGCGCCATACCGACGTGCAGACCCTCGACGCCATCGCCGTCCACATCACGGGTATAGGCGGCGCCGGTCTGGTACGTCAGGAAGGCCGGCGGCAACACCTGGCCGGTGGCCGTCTTGGCATCGGCCTGCATGTCCGCACACAGCTGCGTCAGCTTGGCCTTGTACGCGGCGTAGGTGCTGTTCAGGCTCCCTTGGGCCGTCGAATAGTCGTACTCGCCCTGCATGAAGGCGATGCCATCCACGCACCAGGCATCCGAGCCGCGCGCCGTGGCCAGCAGCGAAAGCGCCGTCGTGTACTTGCCGTAGTACTCGGTCGGCCCCTCGGTGTGCCCCTTGGCAAGCTGCCCGATGGTGACGCCAGACTTGGCGATATTGACGCTCACGAACAGGCGCGAGGGGTCGTTGTCCATCAGAAAGCGCTGATTCAGCAGGAACTTTGCCCCGTTGACCCACCCGTGATTGACCGGCTCGCCGCGAGAGCCATTGCCGGGCGCCAGAGCTGCCTCGCCGGCCGCGTCATACTGGGTCGCACCGTTGACGGTCTGCGCGGCCAGCGGCTGGAGGGTGGCGGACCCAAAGGGCGTGTACACCGCGCCGTCGACGCTACCCATCACGTTGCCACCCAGCATCAGGTTGCCGTAGCGGTTGGCGCGAGACAGCGCCGGCCACGTTTCGTCGCCCTGGCCCAAGCTCTGGCCATAGACGAACTTCACGTTGTACTTGCAGGTCGGGCGCTGCACCGTCTGCACGTCGCGCGACATGACGGCCGCCGTGAACGCCTTGTTCTTCTGATCGGCTCGGGCAAGCAGATCTGCCTGCGTGTCAGCCAGGCTACCCAGGTTGAACGCCCCGACCACCGAGCCGCTATGGAGCACGCCGAACAGCACGTTGTCGCTCTCGTCCACAATCGCCAGGGAGTAGTTGTAACTATCCCCCTCAACCGTGGAGGTGGTGGCCTTCAGCGCATCAAAGAAGCCGCGCAGCTTGCCATCCACCACGCCCAGCGCGACGTTGTCGCCTTCGTCAACGATGGCGAACTGGTGGTCATAGGTGTCGACGGCGCCCGCTTCGTGCAGCAGCTCGCGCAAGGCGACGCTAAGGCCCCGCATGCGCGGCGCGATCAAATCGCCGTCCGCATTGACGCCGTGCGACAGGTTTCCCCCCTCGTCCAGAACGGACTGAACGAGCTGGCCAAAGTCGTCGCCACTGGTCTGCCTGTAGTCGCTGCTGACCTCCATGCCCAACCCGTCGATATACCCCTTGGCGGGATACGTCGCGATCAGGGTCGAAGACGAAGCATTCATTCGTCGATATTCATACGCGGCCACCGCAGCGCCGTCGCCCTGAACCTTGAATGCCTGCCCGTCGGCCACCGCGGCGCGGCCGGTCGGCTCATCCGGATACACCCCGGACTGGATGAGCGCAGCATCCCTGGCCGCCTCCGCGACATCGGCATGCATGCCGGCCTCGCTGACTCGGCTCGCCAACGCCGGAATGTCACCCAGCATCCGGCCCTCGATCTTGACGGACTCCCCATCCTGCACCCCAAGGAACAGCTCACCGCCCGTCAATGGATCTGCGCCCGGCAGTTCCGATACCTTGATAACCCCTGTCATTGTTTTCCTTCAGTAACGAATGTAAAGCGGCCAGGCAATATTCATCGGCCGCGCCTCCTCACCACCGCTCGGGTCGATGGTGAGCGGGTGATCGTGCGAAGGCACCGCGGGCACGGAATGCCGATGGTTAGGCGCCGGACTGGTCGTCACCGCTTCGAGGTGCGTGACATCCACGTTGGACGCCCCATCCGCTGCGCCCTGCGTGTCTGGATTCGTCGCCGCCACCACCGTCTGCACCGTGTGGTCGTGCGCACCCGCATCCCCGGTCTCGGTTGCCGCATGCGCACCACCCTGGCCAACTGCCCCGGTGTGGCCGTGCGCCTTGTTCTGATCGGCCTGCATGGAGCCGATTGCGCGCGCCTCGCGGTCATCCCAGACGCGCGGGAAGTACTTCCGTGGATCCGGCAGGTTGAAGGTATTGACCCCATCGCCGGCACCGTACTTCGTCCCCGACTTTGCAAACAGCTTGGCAAACAGCCCGGTGCGCCCCACCGCCTGACCATAGACCCGCACCGCGCGCCCATCCGGCTCGGTGTCATATGGCCACCAGAACACCTCCCCCACGCGCTGGTCGTCGATCATCGACTGGACCATCGACTGGATCGCCACCAACAGCTGGCCGTTGTCCTGCTTATCGAGCGGCATGCCCACGCCCTCAATCACGCCGCAGATCTCTTCCTGCACGGCATTGAGCGCATCCGCCGACATCACCGTGCCGCGCCGGCCGGTCTCCACATCGCCGTCCGAATAGAAGCCCGGGGTGCCGAGCGCCGCCGGCGGCGGCATTGTATCCACCGCGTCAATTGTGTCAATTCGATGCATCGTCTCTTCCGAAAATTTCGATGGCCAATGGCGTGCCGTCTTCGGTGGTGAAGAAGACCGTGCGACCCTGATCCATCAGGTAGTCGACGTAGTGAAAACGTACCTCGGTATGCGCCGGCTTGAACCGGCCAAACACGCACTCGATTGCCGCACGCGCCGCGTAGACGGCATCCATGTCAGGCAATGCAGGCCCGGCCGGCGGCTTCTCGATGACATGCCAGACAAAGGACATGTCGCGCGAACACAGCCGCTCGCCGATTCGCCCGATCCCCGTGCGCAGCGGCCGGTTCTCCTGGATCTCCACGTCGAAGCCAAGCCGCGCCGCCACCCCCTTGAAGTAGCCCCGGGACTGGCCACCCGACGCCCCCAGCCGGTCCCGCACCGCCGCCTGCCGATCGAGAAAGGTCGGCGCGTTGCCAAAGCACGGGTCCGGCAGCTGCATGACCCGCTCCCAGTCCGGGACCAGCTCGGTGACGCCCGCAGGATCGGCCTCGCGCAGCAAGTCGTCGGCACGCGCGTCCATGCGGGCAAACTCCGGCGCCAGGCCCGCCAGCACGGCATGCACCGCCGCCGCCTGGTCTTCCGACCACGCCGGCCCCGGCGGCAGCAGCGAGGCCAGCGCCTGCAGGTACTCGGCCTCCGTCCTCACAGCCATGCGACGCTCCCGAATACCGGCAGCTCAGTGCGACCCACGGTCACGTCAGCCGCCGGCGACAGCAGCTCGTGATCGGTCTCGCCCTCGGCCAGGCTGATTGCCTCATCCATGTGCGTGCGCAACAGCGTCGCGCCCGGCTCGGTGCCACGGGCATGCAGCGCCCGCAGATTGGCCTCGACCGCCTCGCGTACCGCCGTGGTGTCCGGCGTGACGCGCAGCTGGTAGTGGATGGCATGCGGTTGCGGCGCCACCACGAAGGCCTCCAGCGCGGTGACTGGCCGCACCTCGTCGATATGCGCCTGGACCGAGGCCACGGCCAGCGCGTCGGGGATCGGATCGGCATCGCCATCGCGCACGAACAGCACGCCGACCGTGCCGCGCCCGATGTAGTTGGACAGGCACCAGGCGCGCGTGACGCCCGGCACCTCCAGCGCCCAGGTCACGTAGTCCGAGGCCGATCCACCCTGCGGCACCACCTGGTAGGAGCGCAGCACTCGCTGGCGCAGTCCCTCGATGGATTCCTGCGGCGTGCCACCCGTGAGGCCCGGCGCCAGCACCGTCACCTGGTCCGCGACGCCCAGCACGGGAGAGACCATCGTCAGCACGGTGCCGGCCGTCAGGTTGCCGTCCGTGCCGGCCTCCACCGCCTGCACCTTGACCACCGCGCCATCGACGCCGAGCGTGGCGGCCTCGGTCACCTGGTAGCGCCGCCCGTTATTGGTCTGCATCAGCACGCCCACGTCGACCACGCTGCCGACCTGGCCGGTGCAGCGCACCGTACCCGCCGCGCTGACCGCAGCCAGCCGGCCGTTTTTCAGGCGCAGCGCCGCGTAGCGCAGCACCATGTCGTCGTCGCAGGTGTCGGGCAGGATCTGCCGCGCCACCCACCCGAGGTAGCCATACAGGCCGAAGGTCGCACCGCTATGCACCCGCGTGAGCGCCTGCTGATCGCTTCGGCGTAACGCGTCCTGCGACTTGGACGACAGGTCCGCATCGGCGCGCTCGATCAGCTTGGGAAGCGTAGGAAGTTCAAACGGCATTGAGCACCTGCCAGAAATCGTCAAAGGGCACCGTGAGCTGGCTCCCGGCGGCATAGGTAAGCGTCACGCGGAGGTTGACGCGGGCGTTGTCGACGCGCTGCAGCTGCACGTCGATGGCCGCGGCGAGCCCATCGTCAAGCAGCCATTGCAGCGCCTCGCGCGCGTATTCCTCGGCGCGCAGCAGGGTTTCACGGGTGATCTTTTCCCGGCGCAGCAGCCAGAGCCGGGAGCCGATACGGTCATTGGCCAGCGTCGGGTAGCTATCGCCCCACCAGCCCATGCGCTCGTCGTCATCCAGGCGATCGCTGGACTCGGCCCGGCGCCAGGTGAAGAGGCTGATCACCACCGCGCGCTGCAGCATGGATTCGCGGTTGTCGTTCGTCGTCATACCGGCTCCGATGTGCGCGAGCCGGTCTCGTCGTGCTGGTGGTGATCCAGACTGGTCTCGCCGGAGTTGATTTCGCCGGTGGCGTTGATGTCACCCGCCACCGAGGCACCACTCCCACCGGAGATCGCGAGCCCGCCCTGCCCCGTCATTTTCCCCTTGGCCAGCACCTCGTCGGAGGCCTCCACCAGCGGCGTGTTGAACTGCACCTTCTCCTCCGCGTTGACCACGAAGGTTCCGGTATTCAGCTCGGCAATGCGCCCGCGCTTGAACACCAGCGAATCTCCCTCGTCGGTGTAGAGCGCCACCTCGCCCGGCTTCAATCCGCTCAGGCGGAAGCGCCTGTCGCCAATCACCAGCGCCACCGCGTGGGAGCGATCGCCACCCGGAAAGGCGACGATGCCCTCCGCACCGGGAAGCGGGCAGCTGGTGTAGCCGTAGGGCTCGAAGTGCTCGACGCCGTCCTTGGTCTCGCCAGCGGTCAGCCGCAGCTGCAGCGCCTGCAGCTTGCGCGCGGAATCCACCAGCGCCACCACGCAGCGGCCGATCATGCCGCCGACGCGATTGGCCGTCCCTTGCATAGATGTCATTGCTTTTCCCAGTCTTCGGGCAGCAGGTACTCGAAGTCATCCCCCTTCTTCCCCTTGCCCTTCTTGCGCTTGTTCGGATCCGGCGGCTCGGCCTCGAAGCCCTCCGGTGGCGCGACCTTGAGGGCCGCCACCGTGCCGCCCTGCTCGCTCAGCCGGTATTCGATTTCGGCGATCAGCATGTCGCGGTCAAAGCCGATGACCGGGTCGACCACCCGCACGATCTGGTTGTGCCGCCACAGCGCGCCATTGCTCTGGCGCCAGCCCTGCACTGTGTAGGTGGCCGCCAACGCCTTGCTGACGCGGCTCTCGCGTTCCCAGGCGACGCGCTGGCGTGCCAGTTCCGGCGTCATCTGCCCGGCCTCGTGCATCACCAGCACACGCTTGCGCCCGATCCGGGTGTCCGCCACGCGCGCCTCGACCTCGCTGGCGTCGACGCCAAATACGTCATCAGTGCCAGAGCGCTGGCCCTTGCACACGTATTCACTGAACACTTCGCTGAAATCGAGGGGGGCGTCGGCACTCAGCACGTTGACGCCGCGCTCGATTCGATCGCCAGCACGGCCAGCGCTGCCGGGCCTGGCCAGCACCAGCCGCCCGCGCGCATCGTCGGTGGAGAGTAGTCGCGACAGGCGCAGCAGCCGGTCGATCGATTCGAAGGCGGTCTCGCCCGGCTGGATCGTATGATCCGCCAGCGCGCTGCCGTCCGAGATCTCGCTGACCACGGCCACGCCGTAATGCGAAGCCAGCGCCTCGGTGATGCGCTGCACGCTCTGGCCACGCCATTGCGAAGGCTTGTTGTCCGCGCCGCAATCGACCAGGTCAGCCGTGAGCGAGCGCCCGGATATCGACAGCGCGAGCTGCTTGCTGTCGTACTGAATCGGTGTCGCGAACACGTAGCCGGTCAGCACCAGCTCGCCGCCGATCATGACCTCGCAGCGGTCGCCCTGCCGGATCTGCCGCGGCCGGTCGCCGCCGCCGGGCCACTGCCAGGTGATCCCCAGCGAGAAGTCCCGCGCCTGCCGCTCGATGCCAGCCGAGATGCGGACCTCCTTCCAGCCGGCGTAGTCCAGCCCGTTGACGCTGAGCGTCACGCGATCGGTTTCTGCTGTCATGACACGGCAACCTGTAGCGAGGATGGAGGAACGAAGAGCGGATGCACAACGCGATTGCGCGAGACGACCTCCTCGGCCCGGCTCGCGTCGCCGTATCGGGCATACGCCAGCGCAACGGCCGGCACCGGCTGCGGCGGCGTCACCGTTGTGAGGCGGACTCCCTGCCGCGCGACCTCGGTCAGATGCCGCGTTACCTGAATGCGCGCATCGGTCACCGCCTGGTAGTACTCATGCGCGCCCTGCAGCGCCTGCTCCCACAGCGCGTCGGAGATCAACGCCTGCACCTGCTGCACGTCGTCGACCACCGGCACCTCGGCGCGCGTGACCGGCTGCTGCACTTGCACGGCCAGGGCCGGCACGGTTGCGAGCGGCTGTGCAGGCTGGTTGGCCGGCATCTCGCCCACCTGGCGAATCATGTCGACCAGCAGCACGTCCTGCGCGAGCGCCACCGCCGCCGCCTGCAGCTCGGCCGCTTCGGCACCCTGCGGCGCCGGCAGCGCGGCCAGACTCGACACGGCGCCGACCCGGCCGGACAGGGCACTGAGCCCGAAGCGGTAGCCGGAAAAGGCATTGAAGGCGCCGCCTGCGTTGGCCAGCACGCCGGTGATCAGACCGGTGAGCTGCGACGGGGCGCCGATCAGCATGCCGATGAAGGCATCGACACCGCCGATGGCATCGGTGATCGGCCGCACTTGCTGCTGCAGCGTGCTGTACAGCCCCGTCATACCCTTCACCAGACCAGACGCCGCCACGCGGGTGCGGTTGATCTGCGCCATCGCCTCGTCAAAGCGGCCCGTGCCAGCGGCGAGCACCGTATCGGCAGCCGCACTCGCCTGCTTGCCGGTGTTCGCCTTGCCGGACGGAAACACCAGCTCGCCGGCCTCGACGAACTCGAGCGTGCAGCGGACCACCCCGCCCTCCAGACGTTCGTGAGAGACCTCGCAGTCGCCCGCTGTCACCTTGAGGGTGCCGTACCACGGATGCACCAGCTCGCCCGCGCCTGGCGTTTCCAGCGCCTTGAGCAGGGCATCGCGCTGCTCCAGGCAATCCGCGCCGATCAGGAACGCCGTCAGCGTGTACTGCCGGGTGCGGCGCCCCATGTCTTCGGCGAAGGGCACATCGCGCTGCGGGTATTCGTGCAGCACGGTGCGGCGCCCGACCGGGGTCTTTTCGCCGTCGACCTGAAACGGCACCCCGCGAAAGGACGCCGGCCGCAGCTTGTCGCGCCAACTCATGATTTCTCCTTAGCCCGCCCCTGCGAGCGAGCGATAGCCGACCTTGGGCGTCACGGACAGGCCGGGCTGATTGGTGCTGGCCGGATCGACGCGCAGCCCAGGCGGCGCGTTTTCGAAGCGCATCAGCATCTCGCCGCGCAGCTGCTGGGTCTGCGTGGTCTGCTGTGGCAGCGAGACCGACCAGTCGCGCTGGATCACCGGTCGCGGACCGACGCCGCCTGCCGCGGCAGGCGCGGGCCGATCCCCACCGCCACCGAAGAAGGCGCCGACCTTGCCGGCCACCCAGCTCGCGCCATTCATCAGCGGCTCGACATACGGCTTGATGCGCTCCCACATGCGCTGGAACCACGCGACGATGGGCTCCCAGTTGCTGACGATCAGCCCGAGCGGCGTGAAGCTCAGCGCCTTTTTGATCCATTCCCATGCCGGCTGCGCGTAGCCGACGATGGACGCCCACAGATTCGAGAAGAACGGACCGACGCTTTCCCAGTTGGCGAGCAGGAAGCCCGCTGCGACCGCAATCGCGCGCACAGCAATGCCAAGCGGCGACAGCGCCGTGACGGCCGTCAGAATGCGCAGCGCGGCGCTGACAGCGATCACCGCGATCTTCAGCACCAGCAGGCCCGCCGCGGCGCCCAGCACGCCCTTGATGACGGCCGGGTTGGCGTTGGCGAAGTCCGCCATGCGATCGACCAGCGGCCCGACGAAGCCCAGAAACTGATTCAGCGGCGGCAGCAGGATGGTGCCCACCGAGATCCCAAGCGCGGTGACCCGGTTCTGCAGCAGCACGATGCCGTTGGCGGTGGTGGCCGCGCGCGACTCGTATTCCTTCTGCATCGAGCCGGCATGTCGCGCCGCATCGCCCACCTTTTTGAAGTTGCCTTCCAGCAAGTCCATATTGGTGAGCAGCGGCGCGATCGCCCCAATGGACTCGCGACCGAAAAGCCCTTCCAGCACCGACGCCTGCTTGGACTTGTCGACCTTGCTGACGGCGGTCAGCACGCGCGTGACCGTGCCCTGCGCGTCGCGCTGCATGTCGACCGCGAGCTTCTTGGCATCGAGCCGCAGCGCCTTGAAGGTTTCCTGCTGTTCCTTGGTGGCCGATGCCCCCGAGGTCAGCGTCAGCATCATGTTCTTGATGCCGGTGGCGGCGATTTCTTCCTGCACCCCCATGCCGGCCAGCGTCGCGCCCATGGCAGCAATCTGGCTGGCGGCGAAACCCGCCACCTCGCCGAGCGGCCCGATGCGGGTCACGATCTCGGAGATCTTGCTGGCCTTGGCCGGGCCCGTGTTACCGAGCAGGTTGATCTGGTCGGCCAGCGCCACCACCTGGTCCTGCCCCATCTTGAAGGCGGTGCGCCAGGTGGCCATCATCTCGCCGGCCTGCGCCGCGGTCTGGTCGAAGGCGACGCCCATCTTGACCGCGTCCTCGGCGAACTTGCCCAGCTCATTGCGCCCGATGCCGGCCTGGCCACCGGCGGCCACAATGGCCGCGATGTCCTTGGCCGCCATCGGCAGGCGCTTGGACAGGTCTTGAATGTCCTGCCCCATCGCCTTGAACTGCGCAGGCGTATCGAAGTCGACCACCTTCTTGACATCGGCCATCGCCGATTCGAAGTCGATGGCCGCCTTAGTGGCTGCGATCACCGGCGCCGCCAGCGCGCCGCCGGAGATCACATCGCGGAAAGACAGGTCACCCAGTCCGTCCGCCTTCAGCGCCTTGCGGAAGCCGGCGATGTTCTTGCGAATGCCCGCCAGCGCAGGCGACAGCTGATCGACGCCGGTAATCAGCGCCTTCAGTTGAAACTTATCTGCCATCGGTTACCCCGCTTTGGCTCGGCGCTGGTTGATGCGCACGGCCTGGTCGAAGTGCTCGACGACGCAGCCAATCGGCCGCGCCATCTCCACCTCGGGATCCACTGACCAGAACTCCGCCACGTCGTACGTGGCGTCGATCAGCTGCTGGTGGTCGGTGAATCCGCTTTCAAGAAAAAACCGGCGATCACCCAGCACAGACGGTTGAAGTCGCCCATGTCGAGCTGATCGACCGACGACATCGGAATGCCTGCGCACCGGACCACGTATTGCGCTGCGGCGGTCGGGTTGAGCTGCACCGACTGATCGGGCGCCACCCAGTAGGGCATCGCCTTGATCTCACGCGCGTCGCGCGGCTCCGGATCACGCAGATCCAGCGAGGTCACCTCCTCGCCGTGGGCCTTGACCGGCTTGGTGAGCGGGAAATTGGTCGTCATTGCCAGATCCCCTTACGGCCTTCCCAGCGCAGCGAGACCTTGCCCTCGTCGGAGTTTGCCGCCGGCTCACCGACGACATAGCCGCCCGTCAGCACGTACACGCGACCGTTCTGCAGCTCCAGCGTGACGGTCTGGTCGACCGCCTTCCGGATCTTTTCGAGCGGAAAGCCCTTGGTGAAGAGGCAGTCCATCTGGATGTACGGGACCAGATCCTCTTCCTTGTAGAAACCGGGCAGGATGCTTTCGCGCTTGACATCCATCAGCGGCGCCTCGGCGTTGCCGGTCACATCGAATTGCTCCCCGTCCGCCTTGATGTAGGCGGTGCCGGCGACTTTTTCTCCCATATCGGGCTCCTAGAAATGACTGTGGCCCGCACAGGGCGGGCCACGATTGCATGGGTGTTGGCAGGCTTAGGCCGCTTGTTCCGGGTACTGCAGGCGGAACTGGTTGAGCAGCGCGAAGATGCGCAGCTGGTTGACGTAGTCCGGCGGGAACAGCACGTCGACGCGGTTCGGGTTGGTCGCGTTGCGGCCCACCACCAGGTACTGAGCGAACAGCTCGGCGTTCTCGACGATGCCCTGGTATTCCAGCGCCGCGTAGGCCGCGATCAGCTCGGCACGGATCACCGACGGCGTCACGATGGCCTGGCCGGCACCGAAGCGCGTGCCATCGTTGGCCAGCTTGTGGCGCCCGTACTTGGAAGTGATGCGCTGGCGCAGGAAGCGCACGACATGCGCGGTCGTGTGCAGTGTTTCGCTGTCCAGGTACGAATCGTCACGCTGGCCGTAGGCGTTGCGCTGGTAGGTGGTCACCGCGCGCTCGATGCGCACCACGCCATCCGGCGCCATCGTGGTGGCGATGCCGTTGGACAGCAGCGACTGGCGCTCGGTCAGCGTGAAGCGCTGGCCAGCCGGCGCCGCATCGATGCCCAGCAGCTGGCCGGTCTGCGTCGGGCGCGCCACGTCCGCCGAGATGAACACCGCCTGGCGCGCCGCGAAGGCCGCGGCGAACTCCCAGACCGGCGCCGCCACGCCCGCCTCGAAGCCCACGATGGTCATGTGCGGGTCGTTGCGCGCCTGGCCAGCGGCCACCAGCGCCCCCACCGCGCCGCGCAGCGCGCTGTAGCAGTGCCCGTAGAGCTGCGAGGACCACGCCCAGCGCCCGGAGATGTCGCTCATCCAGGCGGCGTAGTCATCCAGGCTCGCCGTATCGGTGTACGGATGGCAAACGAACTCGAACTCCTCGTCGCCGACCGCTGCCAGCACATCAGCCATGTCCGGCGAGCCGGCGCCGCCGGCCACGGCGGTCACCGTCACGGCCAGGCCGGCCGGCGTACGCTCGCCATTAACCAGGCCGGCGCGGTTCATTTCCAGCTGGATGTCGTTGCCGGCGGCGCCCTTCCACTTGCAGGTGAGGGTGACCTCGCCCGCCGCCGCCACGGCATCGACCGGCATGTTGGCCACGGCGTTGATTGCCGCCGCCAGCGCGGTGGCCGCCTGCGCGGCAGTCATGCCAACCGCCACGGTCACGCGCACGCGGCGGCCCGCGACGTAGGCAGACAGCAGGCCGGCCTCGGTCGCAGTACCGGTCACGGCGAACTTGCCCGAGGCGGCGGTACCGGCGGCCAGCTTGATCGGCAGGCACCAGACCTCGCCCGCCGGGTCGCCCAGGCGGAACTTGCTGTACATGGCCGCCAGCATCGAGCCCTCGCCCGCGATCGCGACGGCGTCGCTCTCGCGCGTGGCCAGGAACAGCACACCGGGCTGCCCGGTGGCGTCATCGCTCATCTGCCCAATGAGCAGGCGCCGCAGCGCCGCGCCGCCGCCGCCGGCCTGCGAGTTGTCGATCTCGGCGTAGAACAGCGGCACCCGGATGTCGTTCGGGATGTTATTGAAGCTCACAGCTGGCATTACTTGGCCCCCTTGGCGGTCTTGACGGGCGCGCCATCGGCCGGCTGTGCGGCGTCGACGATCACGTCATTGTCTTGAATGCGGCGCGCCCAGTAAGGCGAGCGCACCACGGTACGGCCCGACGCCGGCAGCGTGTCGCCGTAGTCGGGATCCGGCACCACGCGCCCCGCGGCGGGGGTCACATGGACCGTCTTGCGATCAGTGTTCATGGAGGTCCTTGATCAAGCTCCACGCGGAGCACGGTTTCGATCCGGCCGTCCGGGCCGGGGTTACTGAGGTTCGGATCCGCCATCGGGTCGATCGCATCGAGATCGATGTCGACGCCCGCCAGCGGCGGCAGGCCGGCCAGCTCGACCTCGGCGAACGTTTCCGGCACGTCGCCGCCACCCAGCGTCCACTCGGCACGAAAGCCAAAGCGGAACAGCACGCGGCTGCGATCGATCAGCACCAGCGAGCCGCCCTCATAGCTGATCGGGTCGTAGCCGGCCATGGGCTGCCAGCCAACCAGCGCGCGCAGCAGCTCGGCACGGATGTCGTGCAGCGGATCCGCCGCCGATTGGCCGCGCTCGTCGCCCGTGGCCAACGCCACCACCACGTCAAACTCGTCGCCGATGCGTTGCCGGGTGCGGTTCTGCACCTGGTTCTCGCCGGGATCGTCTTCCGTCATCACGACGTAGGCCGCCGGCATCGGCAGCAGCGCGCTGTCGCGCGCCAGGTCGAACTGCAGGGCGCCGGCCACGCGCTGGGCGAAGGTCGGGCACCAGGTGCGCAGCTGCGCTACCACGGGGGAGATCTTCATGGCAAGAAAAAGCCCCGCACGCGGCGGGGCTGGCAAGGTTGAGGGAGGCGCCTACTTGACGCGCAGACCGGCGGCCAGCGCGGCGCTGAGCAGGCTTCGCACGGCCGGCGCCTGATTCTGCAGGGCGTCGGCCATGTAGTTCTCGCGCGGCTCGATGCGATATGGGCCGTTCGGCTGCGCCTGGTGGTCCTTGCGCCGTTTGGTGCCGCGGCGCACGCCATAATGCAGATAGGCGAAGTAAGGATCGCTCGGCGGCACGCCGGCGCCGGTCTTTGGCTCAACCCGCACCAGAAAGCCCGAGCGGCTCACGCGCGCCCGAATCGACCGGCGCAGACGGCCCGTGCGCTTGGCCGGATACTCACCCGGGCGCGAACCGCCACCCTTCGAGATCAGCTTCCGCGCCTCCACCACGACCAGCCGGCCGGCCTTGTTCATCGCCTTGCGCACCTCGGCCTTGTCGAAGTCGACCGACCGGTCGAACCCCTCGAAGCCCTCGACGTGCATGTAGAACCCGCCGCTACGCGCCATGGCTCAGCTCCTCGACTTCCAGCACGGTGAAGCGCCCCGCGCCGTTCAGATCCGTCACCCGCTGCACTCGGTACAGCCGGGCGCCGTGCACCACCTCATGGGCGTTTGTGACGCCCGCCAGGTAGCGAATGAAAATCCGGTGCGTCACGATCGTGTCGATCTGCACGCTGCCGGCGTAGATGGCGCTGCCCACCGGCTCGATCTTGGCCCAGCGGTCGAGCTGCTCGGGAAAAGTCTGATCCAGCCCCATGTCGGCCGCCGGCAAGTCGCTGCGCCGGCGCACCTGAACCTGCTTGTTCAGCTCGCCAATGTGCGGAAAGTCCATTCAGCACCTCGGGATCAGATAGGGGTCCAGCAGACCGTCGACGAAATCGCGCGGCGGCTCCAGCTGCTGACCCGACCCCATCGCATGCAGCAGCGCCTGCCGGTTCTCCAGGTAGTAGCCCAGCCGCTGCATGATCCACATCTTGATCCCCGCCGGCACGGTCGCCGCATTGCCGTAGCCGCACGTCACGCGCAGCTCGCCATCCGCCGGCACCACCACCTCGGCGGGCAGACCCTCCTCGATGTCGACCGCCTCGCCGCCCAGCGTGACGGATTGCACCGGCATCAGGTCGTGGAGCACCACGCGCTGGCCGGCCTTGACTGCGATCGCCCAGGTTTGCGTGATGAAGCGCCGCCCGGTCGTGTGCTCGGCCTTCTCGCGCGCCGCCTGGATACACAGCGCGACGTTCTCGTCCAGCTCACCCTCGTCGACCCTCGCCCACCGGCGCGCCGCAACGACGGTGACGGGCTCCTCGGTAGCAGGCGTCACCAGTCGCATGGCTTAGGCCTCCGACGTACCGCTCGGAGCGCCGTCCTTGCCATCGCCGGCGGGAGGGTTGCCATCGCCCTCTGTGCCCTTCTTGCCGGCCTTGGCAGGCGTCACATACTCGGCGCGCTTGTCGTCGACGTAGCCCTTGGCCACGTCGTCGGGAAAGCCAGCGGTTTCGCCAGCCTGGTACGGCGATACGCGCACCAGAAACTTGATGATTTTCATGCTCGATCCTTGAAAGTGAGCGTGAGGAAAGGCGGCCGGAGGATCCGGCCACCCGAGGCAAGCGACCGCTTACGGCTTCCACTTCACGGCAGTCAGCACCGCAACCGACGGGATGTGACGCAGACCGAAATCGTGCTCGGTGATGGCGCGCACCAGCGTTTCGTCGCGGCTGAACGCCGATACCAGGTTGCCGCCCGACATGTAGGCGCCTTCCTTCGAGATGTCGATGATCAGGCCGGTGGCTTCGCCGATGATGGCGTCGTTGAAATCCACCAGGTAGATCTCCGACTCGTCGCCACCGGCGCCCAGGTTGTCCGGGATGCTGGTGGTGACCGCGTACGGCTTGTTGCGCAGCTGGCCCGCGGCGATCTCCGGGAACACGTGGTTGCCGTTGCCGTCGACCAGGTTCTGCAGGAACACCAGCGTGCGCGGCGACATGATCCAGCCCGGCTTGATCATCTTGACGTTGCCGTTCAGCAGCGACAGCTCCGCTTTGCCCAGGTCGTTCTTGACGTTCTGCACGTTGACCGTGGCATTGGCCGGGATCAGCGCACCGCCAGCGGCTTGGTAGCGCAAACCGGTCGGGGTGTTGCTCGTGCCATCGTCGCGAATGAACGCTTGATCCTCGCGCGTGCCGATGCCCTGCACGATGTCGTCACGCACCAGGCCGTTGGCGTCCGGCGAGCTGAAGCGGATCAGGTCATTCGAGACCGGCACCATCGCGACCAGCTTTTTCTTGGACAACGTCAGCGGACCGAAGGCCGGCTGACTGACAGCGATGTCAGTACCTTCGGTGACGTAGCTGGCGGTCGAACCGGCGGTGTGGCGAGACATCGTCAGCGTGCCGGCCGGCATCGGGATCGGTCGCGCGCCCAGCTTGCGCACCACGCTGGCCGGGCGCAGCAGCTCGACCACTTCGGGCACGTAGCCCGGCGGCACGATGAAGCCACCAGCGGAGCCGGTGCCGGTATTCAGCGCGGCAGCGATGTCCGGCGCGTGGCACTGGGTCTCGGCGTAGTGCGCGGCGGCGCGCGGGTCACCGCCCGAAGACACCAGCGAGCGCACGATGATGCCGAGCGATTCACCCGGCTGGCGGGCGGCCTGCTTGGGCTGCGCCGGCAGCGCGCCAGTGACCGGCTTGGCCACGGTTGCGGCCATGCGCTCAGCCGCCTGGATGCGGTCAATCTGCGCCGACAGGTCGTCGAACTGCGCCGACAGCTTGGTGAACTCGACCACCTCTTCCGCCGACAGCGCGGCGCCGCCGGTTTCCTTCGCAGCCAGGGCGGCGACGGCCGCCTGCACGCCCGCACGCTCCTGCAGCAGGGTCATCAGATCTTTCATGCTTGTTCCTTATCGGATGTCGAAATGAAAAGAGGCCGCCAGATCAGCGGCCTCGGATACCCCATGCGGGGAGGTTCAAGCCATGCGCACGCGCATAGCGGTTGCGGCGCGCATATAGCGGCCCTGTGATGCCGCCGGAGCGGTCTGGTACCGGCCGACGATCTCGCGCAGCGCATCGCGCGGCGCCATCAGCTTGTCGGCCAGCTTGGCCTTGATGCCGTCCGGCCCCATGAAGGTGCCCGCCTCCATGTCGCGCACGGCTTGCGAATCCAGCCCACGATTGCGCGCCACGGTTTCGACGAACAGCCCATAGACGCGGTCGACCTCGCCCTGCAGTTGCGCGTACGCCTCGTCGGAGAGCGGCGCATCCGGGTTGCCATCGACTTTGCGCGCACCGGCATGCACATACGTGACCTTGATGCCGTTACGCTCATTCAGCGCGCTCTGGTCCTTGTGCGCGGCCACTACGCCAATGCTGCCGACGCCGCCCGTGCGCGACATGATGATCTCGTCGGCAGCGCTGGCCAGCGCGTACGCCGCCGAATACGCCCGGTCGTCGACGATCGCGGTGATCGGCTTGGTGCCGCGCGCCTGGTAGATCTCGTCCGCCAGGTCAAACACGCCATTGACCGAGCCGCCCGGCGAATTGATGCTGAGCACGATGTGCCCGACATCGGGATCCGCGACCATGGCGGCGAAGTTCGCCGACAGCTGCGCGTAGCTGGTGAGCCCCGACATGGCATCCATGCCCGACGCGCGATGCACCAGCGTGCCGCTGACATCCATCACCCCAACCCCGCGGCCGGCATCGCCCCACGCCTTGCCGCGCGCGGCCTCCAGTTTGGCGTCGTCGGTTACGGTGTCCTCGTCGTGCCAGGCGCCCAGCCGGTGCGCGCCCAATCCCTGGAACTCCATACCCATGCGATCGCCCAGCACCGCGAGGATGATGTCGAGCTTCATGGGGTCAATCATGTGCGCCTGGCCGAAGACCAGCGACGCGAGGAATGGATACCTCATGCTGCACTACCTCCCTTTGCTTGCCGCGAAACACTGACCGGCGCCATGTTCAGCGGCGCCCAGAACTCATCACCGCCCTCGTAACCGTCCATGTCCTCCATTTCCCGGCAGTTGTTGGCGTTCAGGATCCGGTTTTCGAGCCCGATCTTGTAGGCCTCATACCGAGACTTGATGTCGCCGCGCAGCAGCGCGTCGACGTTGAATTTCACGTACAGCCCCTTGTCGCGCTCGAGACTGGAAAACAGCGTCAGGTTCATGCGCTGTTCCCAGCGCTTGATCCACGGCGCCAGCGTGAACTTGACGAACTCAAGCGACAGATGCTCGATGTTGCTGAACGTGGCCTTTTCCAGATCCGCCAGCATGTGCGGCGGCACGCGGAACAGACGGGCGATCTCCGCGATGCTGAAGCGGCGCGATTCGAGGAACTGCAGGTCGGACATCGACACTCGCAACGTGTGCAGCTTGGTGCCACCCGAGATCACCGGCGGGCCGGCGCGACGATCGCGCGTCAGCTCGGTCCACTGCTTACGGTAGGTGTCGCGCTGATCCTTGCCGGCCTTCTCTGTCACCTCCAGCACCACCGGCGGCACGAAGCCCTCGGCAAACGCTTCGTTGCCCAGCTCCTCGGCCGCCAGCGCCAGGCCGATCGTCTCGCGCGCCAGCGCGATCGGAGACAGGCCAACCAGCCCATCGAGCGAGAAGCCGCGGATGTGCAACACCTGGCGCGCCGGAATGTTGCGCTCGCCGTCGATGTCGTACACAAAGAGCCGCGAACTTTCGTCGTACCGCACTGAGACCTTGTCCGGATGCTGCGGATACAGCCCCTCGATCTCGCCCTTGCCGTTGCCCTCGATGAAGGAATAGGCGTTGCCGCGCAGGCTCAGATGCGCCTGCCCCATCTCCACGAACTCGAAGGCCGTATTGTTGGGATTCGCCGCGTCGTGCAGCAGGCCCACCAGGTTGTGCTGATGCACCGGCGAACGCTTGCCGCCGCTTTTCTGGTAGACGCTGATCGGCAGGCTGGCCATGGACTCGGCGATGATGCGCGTAGCGGCATACACCGCCGTCACACGCAGCGCCGAGTCCGGGCTGACGTACTGGCCAGAGCGGGATTTTCCGCCGCCAAACAGGCGCATCAGCCAGGGCTCGGCCGGCGCCGTACCGCTCACCGGCATGTTGCCCCCGCCGCTGGCCATCAGCGGCGAGCGGAATGCCTGCGCCGCGGCGCCGAAGCGTTGAAACAGGTTCATGGTCAGATTCCATCGGGCGCCCCGCCCTCGCCGCCCACTGCGGCACGGCTGAACGCCATGATCATGGCCACGGCCGGATCGATCCGGCCGCGCCCCTTGGATTTCTTCTTGTCTGGACGGAAATTGCCGTTCGTGTCAAAGAGCAGCGACACGTTGGACACAGCCCAGCGCAGCACCGCGTTGCCGCCGTGCCGCATCAGCCTCGCATAGACGATCTCCTCGAACTTCTTCGCGCCCGGGTACATGCCGGCGGTGTTCTGCGGCACCGCCACCATCGGCACGTCATGCTCCATCAGCTCGTTGGCCAGCTGAGTCGCGTTCCAGATGTCGAAGCCGATCTCGGCCACGTCATACAGCCGGCAGGCCTCCAGCACCTTGGCCTTGACGGGCCGATAGTCGGTCACGCTTCCCTCGGTGGCGATCAGGCAACCGTCCTTGACCCAGCGCTTGTAGCTGGCGCGGTCGTCGGCTTCGTGTGTGTCGACCTTCTCCTGCGGGCACCAGGTCCACACCAGCACGTACCATTCGCCGCCTGGCTCGTCATCTGGCGGCGGAAACACCAGCGAAAACGCCGTCAAATCCTGCGTCGACGACAGATCCAGCCCGCCGTAGCAGCGCCTGCCCCGCAGAATCGCCGGGTCGAAGCGCTTGCCGCCCTTGTCCCACACCGCCGGCTCGATCCAACCCTCTGCCGAGTTGACCCAGAGATTCAGGTCTTTCGTCATGAAGTTGGCACGCGCGCTCGGCAGGGCTGCGGCCTTGCGGGCCATGTCGTGCATGTAATCCCAGTGCTTGGACAATCCAAGCCCGGGATTCGCCTTGACCCACACGCCCGGATCGAAGGGATCATCACCCTCATCGAGCGTGTAGACGTAGCCGAAGAACGAGTCGTCGACGCGCTCGCCCTTCAGAACCTCGATCAGGTAGCGCCGGATCTCGGTGCAGACGCCGTCGAGGATGAATCCAGCGGTGGTGATGGCCGAAAGCAACGGCTGCAGCCGCGCACCCAGCGCAGACTCCATCACCTCCCACACATCCGCCGACTTCTGCGCGTGCAGCTCGTCGAACAGGATGGCGTGCGGGTTCAGACCGTCAAGCGACTCGGCGTTGGCCGGCAACGGCTTGAACACCGAGCTGTCGAAGGCGACCTTTTCCTGATTGGTGCCTTCATGGATCGTGAAGGAACGCTTCACGCCGCGCGAGCGGCGCGACCAGCGGCGCACGTTGTCGAATGCCGGCTTGAATACCGACATCGCCTGCTCGCGCGTGGTGGCCACCGCGTACACCTCGGCACCCACCTCGCCATCCATCATGAACAGGTACGCGCCTTGCGGCCCCTTCCACGTGGATTTTCCGTTCTTGCGCGCGACCTCCTCATAGCCACGCTTGAAACGGCGCAGGCCTTCGGACGTCTTCCAGCCGTACAGCACCGCCGTCCAGAATTGCTGCCACGGGTCCAGCAGGATCGGTTTGCCCGCCAGCGCCCCTTTGATGTGGACGAAGAACTTCTGGATGAAGTTGATCACGTGCCAGGCGGCATCGGGATCGAACCACAGGCCGCGCTTGTGACCGTCCATCAGGTCGCGGTAATGCCGCTCGACCGCCAGGTAGACGTACTCGCCCACGACGATCTCGCCGCGCAGCACCGGCAGGCCATACTCGATGTCCCACTGGTGCAGCGTGCCGGCCGCCGCGGTCAGACGGTCGACGTGCTTCTTGGTGCGGCGGGCCTTGGCGCGGCGTTGCGTTCGGCGGTCGCGTGCGCCAGCAGATCCCCGAACAGATCGTCCTGCTGTCCCTCGTCGCCCAGCTTCGCCCGGGCCATCACCGAGGATGGCAGGGTCAGGCAGCTCTCGGGCAACCATGTGAGCAGCTCCTTTTTCAGACTGGTAGCCGCATAGAACAGCTGATGCGGCTGATCGAAACCAGTCTTCGTTTTGATGAAGTAACTGCCGCCGTTGGACGCCTCGAAGTTCTGCAGCTCCAGCTCGGTGTTGACCCAACGGATGAAGGTCTTGCACACGACGGCAATCGCGATGCCCGCGGTCAGGTGCGGCAGGCCGGCGTCGCGCAGCGCGGCGCAGATGTAGTCCCAGACCTTGCGCTCGCGCGGACTGAGCTGCGTGCCAGGCGGTGGCGCCGGCGAGCGAAGTTGCTTATCACCGGCACCGGACGGCGCCGGGGGCATTCCTGCCTCGCCACCGGGCAATTCGGTGTCATTCAGGCCCATAGAAGGCTCCAATTCGCGCGAGCCATCAAAAACGGTCTTCACCGTTTTTCAGGCTCCCTATGAGGCGGATTCTTTAACCCCCCCCCTTCCTAAAATTGCTCCCCGAAAATGGACGCCTGGCACGCGGTCCCGGAGGGTCGACGGCTAGAAAAAACCCCCACCCCCCCTACCCGGCCCGTCGCGGCCCCATCATGGTGCGGGCCGCGCCAGCCGGACCCGGTTGGCGAAGCCGCCATCCTCAGTCGCCGTCTTGCGGTCGTGGCACGGCTTGCACAGCGCCTGCCAGTTGCTGCGACGCCAGAAGAGCTTCATGTCGCCTCGGTGCGGGATGATGTGGTCGACCACCATCGATGCGACGACTGCCTCCTCCGCCAGATGCCGCACACACAGCGGGTTCTCGCGCAGATACTGTTCGCGCTCGCGCCGCCACTTGGAGTCGTACCCGCGACTGGCCGCGCTGCCGCGCCTGGCGTTTTCGTCCACGCGCTTGGCTTGCGCATGCTCAGCGCAGTAGCCCGCGTCCACCGCATAGCGACGGCAACCAGGGCGCCCGCATGGTTTCGGCGCTTTTTTCGGCATAGGCTGGAAAAGAATTGGGCCGGTGCGGGAGACAATCGCACCGGCCCAACGGAACGCCCGCTTTCGGCGGGACAGGGAGACACCGAGACATCAATGCATGCGCACCGACTGCACCACCCGACGCCCACCCAACGCCAGGAATGCAAAAAGCCCGACCAGTCAGAACCGGATCGGGCTTTCGTTTTGCTGCACGCACTGAAACCACAGCGTGCCAGAAATGTACTGGCGTTTTCTCACGTTTTCAATAGTCGGTGCAAGGGGGGGTCTTTAAGTCCCGGATTCTTAATGAGAAATTCGAGCCCTTTCAAAACCAGTTCCTGCACGCGATAGGCCTTGGCGCGACTCATCCCCAGCTCGCGCGCCGCGAGATGAACCGGCATCTGCCTGATGTAGACCAGACCAGCGAGCTGGAACCACTCCAGCGGCAGCTTGCGTAGCTCCTCATGCGTGCGATCACACTCAGGCTCCGACACCGGGATGTAGGCGCGCACCGGCATCGAGCGAATCTCCTCCAGCGTCAGGCAGCTTTCACCATAGCCGTTGCGCTGGTTGCCGCGCGCGGCCCACGCGCCCCAGGAATAAAGTCGCTCGGTCACCCACTCGTTGTCACTCTGCCCCGTACCCTTTTCTGCGCGCATCAGCCCCTCCCGTGATTGACCACCCCCAGCGCCCGCTTGCCCATCTTCGTCAGCGTGGCAAGCACGCCCTTCGGATACGGACCCTTGCCATACTTGGCCACGATGGCCGCGAATTCCGCGTCGCGGGCGTTCTGCTCGACCAGCACCTGCGCCGCCGCCTCGCGCTTGCGCCGCACCTCGTCGGCATAGAACGCCGCGAAGTCCGGCGCCTCGATGCGCTTCACCAGGCCTTGCAGCCAGCCGACCGGATTCCCGAGATCACCCAAGGCCATACGGCCCCGCCATTCGTCCATCGCGACCTGCCGCAGCGCTTCGGGTACCGGATGCAGAATTCGCGCAATGTTGGCCCGCTGGCCCTGCGTCAGATCGACCGGCCACGCCAGATGTGCTTCCCACACAAAACCAGCCTCCGGCCTCGTTTCCGCAAGCCTGTTCAATCCCACCGACTCGGCGGACTCGTGGCGCTCCTCTGAGGACGATGCCGCCTGCGTGCCGGCCGGTGTTTCGTCAGAGGGGTTATCGTCCTTTCGCACCGCAGGTGCGGAAGGGTCGATTGGCTGTTCAGCCCTCCCGCGCCGACGGCGTGGGGGGGTTGGGGGGGTGTTTTTAATACCGGTAGTCAGATGTGTGTCGGCCCTGCTCGTTTCGTTCGTTTCGCCAATCTCCCCGGAAGCCTTGTCAGCATTGGCATTCCCGCCCTCTGCGGGGGGTGTCGAACCTCTGTCGGCTTTTTTCTGGGCGAAAGAACCCCTGTCGGCGAGCGGGCAGGCAAAGGCGATGCGGAAGCGGTCGCCGATCTCACGCAGGAGACCATGCTTGACCAGCTGCTTCACCAGGCGGCGCACCGTCGATTCAGTGTGCGTCACGGCCTTGACGCCCGGACGCGCCTCCACATACATCCACTCCCGCAATGCCTGCCACGAAATGCCCACACGCTTGCCGACGAGACCCGTGGCGAAGTCCATGCGCGGACGGATGGCGGCCACGTAGAGACGGAATGCCGCGTGGCTGAGCCCGGACAGCGCGTCCAGCTCCAACTGGTTGAGTTTGATCGATGCCATTACGAAGCCTTTGCCGGGGCGCTGCGCTCCGCAGGCCGGTCAAATGAGGTGAGGTCATCCCAGACGTAGCCGAGATTCGTGGTGCCGTCGTAGATCGCCACCAGGTGCTGGCGCGCCTCGTTGACGCGCAGCTGGACAGAGAACTCGGGCGAGCTTTTCCCCAGCAGCACGAAGGTGCGGCCGTGGCCACGCTTCATGGCAAACACCCCGAAAGGCTCGCCGCCTTTCAGGATGCGCTTTTTGATGCGAGGAAAGACCTTGTCCAGCTCGCGCTCGGTAAGCGGACGCCTCGGCCGCAACACCCGACGCCCACCACCAGGCGATGCCCGCTTAATCGGCGGCGCCACATCCACGCGTGTCGTCATTCGTCACCACCCTCCGCCTGCTCCGCGGCACGGGCGGTGGCCTGGCTAAGCGCCATGGCCGCGCGCACGAGATCCATGACCTCTTTCTGGATTCGCTCGGCCTCATGCGGCTTGATCTTGCCGTCATCGGCCCCGTCGGTCACCACCTTGACCGCATCAGCGAACTCCCGCGACACGTTGCCCAGATGGATCATCAGATCGGTCACCGTGGCGATCGCGCCGGCCGGCAGCGGCTCCACAGCCACCATGCCGTGACGCATGCACAGCGCATGCACCGGGATCTTGGCCCCGTCGACACCAGCCTCTTCGCACAACTCGACAACCAACGAGAACTCTTCCGCGTTAAGCGCATGAGAGGTGATGCCGGGGCGCAGCTTGTTGCGCAGCACGTTGGGCGAGACCTGCTTACCCAGGCGGACGGTCATCGCATGCGCGAGCGCCTCGATACCACCACCGGGATAGCGGCGCGCCACGTTGTAGAGCGCCTCATGCTGGTCGATGTCGGAGTACTGGTACGTCATCGGTAAACCCTCGGAATTTTTGCCGTGTTATGCACGCGGCACAGCGATTACAGTTCGGATCAAACGCGGCAACATGACCGCGTGCTCAGGGAGAAAATCAATGCATCAGCCGAAGCCGAAATTCCTCAAGCGCCTCACGCCGGCGCAGCGCAAAGCGCTGGACCGCCACCGCGCCCGTCACCATGCAGCGCCGCCAGCGGCAGCGCCTGCTCACTCCCCCACTCCTGCCACGCCGACGGCCAGGTCAGCTCTGGCCAGATCTCGCGCCAGTCATCAGGCCTGAGGTCCGTCCGCGAAACGCGGCCTTCCGTGAAGCGCTCGATCGACACGCACCAGGCCGGCGAAGGCAGGGCTTTGCGCCGCGCCCAATGGCAGATCAGAGACTGCGAAACGCCGAGGGCCGCAGCGAAGTCCTGCTGAGTCCGTTCGCTCTGGATGAGGTAGGTATGAAGATCCATGGGGCGTGATATTAGAAGTTCTAATCCATATGGTCAAGAGCGCTTCTAATCGCCTTCCCCTAGTCTCTATCAGAGACTCTAATAAAATCCCGCTATGGCTACCGTACCGAAACGCTCCCTTACAGACGATGAAAAAGCCGACGCGGCCCGCCTCAATGCGGCCTGGCAGGACTACAAGGCCAAGTGCAAGGAAAAAGGAGAAAGCCCGACCCAGATATGGCTCGGCTCCGTCTCCGGCTTAGGCGGCCAAAGCGCCGTAGGCCAGTATCTACGCGGGATCATCCCCATCAACCTCAAGGCACTGGTGGCGATATGCAACGCCATCGGCGCGCGCCCCGAGGAGATAAGCCCACGTCTCACCGGCGCCCTGACAGAGATTAGCAAGAATCACCAAGTTAGGGAAAACCCTAACGGGCACGAAAGAAGTGCTAATGAAGTGGAGGCTTACAATCCCCCTGCAATTGGGGACAACTTCGAGGCCGGCCCAGATCTGCGCCCGAGGAAGTACCCGGAAATTTCATGGGTGCAAGCGGGGATGTGGACGGTGATTGGCGAAAATTTTGTACGGGAAGAGGCGGCGGCATGGCACTACTGCCCTTTCGATTTGGGCGAGAAAGGGTTCGTGCTGCGGGTCCGCGGCACGTCGATGACGGCGCCAGGAGAGGCGCGCCACACCTTCCCTGAAGGCACGCTGCTGTTCGTGAATCCGGATATTGAAGCCGTCCCCGGCAAGTTCGTGATCGTCGCGCGCAACGGCAACGAAGCCACCTTCAAAAGGCTGACCATCGAGGAGGGTGAGCTGTTCCTCGAAGCACTGAATCCGACCTGGCAACCCAGGTACGTCCGGCTCGAAGCCGATCACCATATCTGCGGCGTGGTGGTGTTTTCCGGCATGCCGCTGTAACAAAAAGGGCCGCTACGTGCGGCCCTTTGTTTGCGCGCCCGAGGCCACGCTTTCCACCAAGTCAAGGAAAGCCATCAAGGCCCCTTCTGTCTGCTTCGTCAGCAGTCCACTCCGATCCAACTCCCCCAGCCGCTGCACCAACCGCACACCGGCCTGGCTCATCTTGGGCGCCTCCAGCTGCGCCGCCATCAACGCCTCCACCGTTACACCAAAGGCCCGGGCCACGCTCGTCGCACGGCCAGCGGGCACCACGCCGCGGCTCTTCCAGTTGACGACCACGTTACTGGAAACGTTCAGTTGCTTGGCCAGCCAGGTCTGGCGCCGCCCAGCTCTCGCCAATAGCGTCGCGACGCGGGCCCACGGAATCATCACTTTGTCGTCCATGGGCGCGACGGTAACGAGAAATAGTTGAGCGGAGTACCACACTATGTGTTGCGACATTTACACACATTGTTACATGTATGCTTGCTGAGACGTCGCAAATGTGCCGTATTGTATCCTTTTAGGAGCGTTACTAATACGCAACAGCTTTTGGTCGATCTGAATCTTTTTCACATCTGAGTTAAGCACTGCTCAGATATGTCAACGCCACTTCATTAGAAACACTCTTGCGCGGTTCAATCAGAACTTCTAATATTCGGCTACCCACTTTTTGGAGACCGACATGATCAAGAAGTACTGCAAAGGCCCCGCCCTCTGGATTGCCATCGCCGCCGTGCTGCTGCTGGCGCACTCCTACGCCGTCGAGCGCGACCTCGACAGCGAACCCACCCAATACCTGCGGACGTAAAGCGTTGCGGCCCCTGCCCTACTCTCGCGAAGCCCTGATGGCGGAGTTCATTCGCATCGGTGGCAGCGGCCGCCCCGAAGACGCCGTCTGCACCCCCCATATCCGCCTGCAGCTCATCGCCTCGGTCAAGGCCCGGCTGGCGGCAAAGCGGGCAAAGCGCCCGCGCCCCGCCACCAGCCCCGCCGTCGACATCAAGCGCCTGCAGGCAAACGACCTCGACTAAAGGAAGCAACCATGCTGATCGGACTCACCGGCCGCCCCGGCGTCGGCCAGGATGTTGTCGCCGACTATCTCGCGCGCGCCCACGCCTTCACCTCAACCAAGCACATCACCGACGAGCTGGTCGACGAACTGAGCGGCCATCACGTGGTGGTGACCCATATCCGCGACCGCGTCGACGCAGAAATCCTCGCCGAGCGCGGCGGCATCATCGTGCATCTGCGCGACGCCCAGCTGCCGGATCTCGGCCCGGAAGGCGGCATCGCGCTGCGCGAGATCGACCACCAGGTGATGGTGACCCGCGACTGCTTCCGCGCCTTTGACCTCCTCGACCGCGTGATCGGCGAGGCCGAGTTCTGCGAGGTCGCAGCATGAGCGCCCGCCGCGAATCCCCCGCCTTTTCGAGCAACAGCATCCACGCTCGCATCGGCAGCGAAGCTGCACTGAGACTGGCCGCCACCTCGCCCGAGGGCAAGACGTTTTCCGTGCGGCGTGACACCGCCGACGATCTGCGCGTCGACCGCCTGGCCACCGCGATGAAGCGCCGGCTCAGCAAGCAATCCCGCCGACTCGATCTGGACAATCCGTTGGAGTACTCGGTCGAGAAGCTGGCGCAGATGCTGGCCGAAGCGACCTGCAGCGGCGACCCGATTAGCGTGGCCATCATCGCCATGGCCTTGCATGCGCGCCACGCGAGCCACTTGGCTGTCGCCGACCACGCGCGACGCGCCCTGCTGCGCGGCAGCCGCGAACTACTCGCGATCAACGCCGCGCGCTACGAAAAGCTGCGCAATGTCCCGGCCGACCAGCTCGGCACCGCCGGCGTGCCGTGCATCTCCCTGCCGATGTCAGCGAACGCCGGCACACACCTGACGGGCACCGACGCTGACGCGGCCGTCGACGCTTTCATCCCACGACCATGACTTACCAGATCGCACTGATCGTTTCAGCGCTCGGCCTGCTGATTGCCATCGTCGTCAGCCTCCATGCCCAGCACCAGTGGATGAAGGGTCCAAAGCGGGACGACGACAAGGACCAGGGTGCGGCATGAGAACCCCGCTCAACGAGACAACGCGAGCAAAGGTACTTGATGCGCTGCTCGCTGGCCGAGAGATCAACGGGACGTTGTTCGCCAACGAAGTCGGCACCAGCGCCTCGAATGTCCTAAAGATTCTTCGCCAAGTCGGTGATGCCCTGGACTTCCGCACTGCACGGAAAGAAGCCAGCCGGAACCGCATCTATTGCCGCGCCCGCGACCTAAAGCAACTGCAGCTCGCGCGCGAAGCCATGACCTACGGCGGCGGCCCGAACCAACACGGGAATCGCCCCACATTCAATTTCAGCGCACTGCTCGGCGTGTGGCCGATCTCCCCGCCGCGAGACATGGGCCTGCCCAGCCTGGTGCATCGCCTTGCACCGGAAGACGACGAACTATTTTCGGAGGAGTGACATGACCCAGCACCCGATGCTCGACCTATTTCCCGAGGTGCGAGAGAGCCAGGAGTATTGGGCTTCGCGCGAATTCAAAACGTGGGCGGTGACCCTGGCCACCGGGCCGGAGAAGAAGCCGACGCAGCGCCACGTCATGTACGTCCGCGCGCGCACCGCAGAGAGCGCCACCAAGACCGCCCTGGATAACAACGTCGTTGTCAAAGGGCGGATCCGCACTCATGCGCGGCTTGCCACGTGGCGCGAGCTTGGCTGCGTGAGGACCGCCGCATGACCTACCAAACCGACCTCCTCCTCGTGCCCTCAGCACCGATCCTTGACGTGGCGCGGTATGCGTCGTGGCCGTTCCCCGGCCTAACCGCCCGCGAGACGGCGCAATCTGTTCTGGCCCAAAGCGCCGAGTACAAGCAGGCCATCGCCGCCACCATCCTGTCGGGCCCGGCCTGGACAACGGAGAGCGAGGTGCGCGCCGCGATCCCCCAGGACTGGAAAGACGCGCTTGGCAGGTTCTTCCATGCCTCCCTGTGCCAAAGGGAGGGCGAGCAGCACGGTATCGACGTCAAGCATGTGTCGCATGACGGTGGCGGGTTCCACATCGGATACCGCGCGAGGCCCACCGCATGACCGCCCCACGCGAATGGATGGCCGCCATCACCAGCCCCACGCGCGGCGTGATGGACATGGCTGCCGGCGCCTGGTCGCACAGCCCGGCCGAGATCGAGCGCGTGCTGGTACGCGAGGTGCTGCCCGGAGAGCAGCCCATCACCACCGCAGCCGCAGGCAACACCGACGTGGCCAGCGCTATCGATGCCGCCATGACGGAACTGGCGCGCGAGCTGGGATGCGCACACAGCGACCTGATCCCGCACAACAGCGGCCTATTCATTCCAGGCGAGGCCCGCGCGTGCGCGAATCCAGTCGACGCGATTCGCCGCCTGTTTGCGCATGTACGCGAAGGCGGCCGGGTCTATCGCCCCGAGCCGATGCAGTCAGACAAGCCGGCCCAGCGCACCGCGAAGGCCGACCCCTCCCCTACCGAAGTTGACCCGCGCCAGGTGGCGCTTTTCTCGGAATGAGCACCATGTCACAACCCTTGAATCTCGACGCCCTCGAACGAGATGCGATGACTCACGGAAAGCTGGGCTGGAAGGACGCCCACGCACTCGTATCGCATGCCCGCGCACTGGCCTATCAGGTCGCCCGGCTACAAGATGCGCTCGCCGTGCCGGATGGCTATGCACTGGCGCCAGTAAAGCCGAGCATCGCCGCCTGCATTCACGGTGCAGCAGCCGCGGACAACACCATTAACGGGCATGCCGCCGGGCAGGTCTATGCCGCCATGCTGCATACCATGAAACACGCCTCACCAGCATCGACCGCTCACGCGGATGCGGCGAGATCCTACCCAAGCGAAATAACGCCCGCACTACGAGAGGTACTGAGCCTGATGGTCTGGCGCAGTGGTCAGATCGCGCATGTGCTGCGCGCTGGCGGGGCCGACATCCCCAAGAAGGCTGAGGCCGAGCAGGCCCATGTCCTTCACTGGCTGATTCAGCTCGCACTGGAGCACGGCAGCGACTGGTGGAGTCGCGCATACGCCAGCCTGCAAGAGATTCAGAACGCCTTAGGCAACAGCGAGGAGGCAAGCAATGGCTGACCGCCCTATTCTTTTCAGCGGCGCCATGGTGCGCGCCATCCTGGACAGCAAGAAGACGCAGACCCGCCGCGTCATCGATGAGCGGACGCGGGAAGAACTGCGGGCGGCCGCGGCCATCGGCGAGATTTTCGGTCTGCCGGAAGGCGGGGCGGTGGACCCGCGCGACCTCGACTACATCCTGCCGTTCTGCCGGCACGGAAAGCCCGGCGACCGCCTGTGGGTGCGCGAGACTTGGTACTGCGACGATTACCGCGTGAAGCGCGGCCCATACCTAAAGCCGGATGACCTGGACGTGGACGAAGCGCGCGAGCACGGCACCCTGGTGTACGCCGCCGATGGGCTTGACCCCTACGAAGCCGAGCAGCCCATATGGCGGCCGTCCATCCACATGCCGCGCTGGGCGTCGCGCATCACGCTAGAAATCACCGGCGTGCGCGCCGAGCGGCTGAACGACTGCAGCGAGGCCGACGCGCGCGCCGAGGGCGTGCGTGGCTGGAGCACTACAGGCGGCGATGGATATGAGGATGATGGGCAGACAGCACGGGAGCAATTCGTCGATCTATGGAACGGCATCAACGGCGCCGGCGCGTGGCATGCCAACCCGTGGGTGTGGGTGGTTGAGTTCCGGAGGGCCGCGCCATGATCAGCATCCCACCCGCGGCCAATCAAATGACCATCAAACAGGAAAGCCGCGCCAGCGCCAGGGACAGCGCAGATATCACCCCCTCCTATCAAATGACCGTCAAAAAGGAGTCAGCCCGCCCTGCCCTCGCCCGCATTGCCAGCATCCTGTGCAGCAACCCGCAGTTCCAGCGCTTCCTGTCGCACCGCTTTGCGGCGCTCTGGCTCCAGCACAACACTCTGCACGATAAAGAACGGGCTGCCGCCGTTGTTCGAGACGCGTGCGGCATTCAATCACGGTCGGAGCTTGATTCAGACACGGAAGCACGCCAACGGTACAACCGCCTGATCGGACTTCCGTTCAGCACGTGGAAGAACAGTCACGGAAACAACGTGCCGTAGCGCGACGGCAACGCCACAAAGAAAAGTGTCCCCAAGTGGGACACTTTTTTATTTGCGCCTTGCCATTCACGTTTTCAACGTATATCGTTCACGCGTGTCCACTACAACGCACACGAAAACATGAGCGAAGAAACGAAGAAGGCCAAGGTCATCGCGATCGTCAACCACAAGGGCGGTTGCGGAAAGACCACGTCCACCGTCAACCTGGCCAGCGAATTCGCGCGCCAAGGCAACAGCGTTCTGGTCGTCGACCTCGACCCGCAAGCCAACGCCACGCTGCACATCGGCAATACTCACCCCTCCAAAGTGCCTGTGTCGTCGGCCGAGCTGCTCACAGGCGACGACTCGATGCTGCCACTCGCCGTACAGGAGGAAACCACCATCGAGGGCGTGAGCCTGATCTCGGGCAGCCTCGCCCTGGGCAAGGCCGAGGACGAACTCAAAGACCTATCCCCTCGACCCAACGAAGAACTGCGCAGCAAGCTGCAGCCTGCAATCGCGGTGTTTGACGTAATCCTGATCGACTGCCCGCCCAGCCTCAAGCTGCTGGCCAGCAACGCGCTGGCCGCCGCCACGCACGTGATTGTCCCAATCGAAGCCGGCGACCAGTACGGCCTCTATGGCGCCGAGGATCTACTCAAGAAGGTCACGCAGATCCGCCGCATCAATCCGGATCTCGAAATGCTTGGTGCGCTGCTGATCAAGTACGACGATCGCCAAACGATCTGCAAGCTGCTCGCCGGCCAGGCCGAGAAGACGTTCGGCAAGCTGCTTCCCGAGAAGATCTCGCAAGGCACCGCCGTGCAGAAAGCCGCCGTCCTGAAGACCAGCACGCACGGCGTGGATCGCAGCTCGAAGCCGGCCCGACAGTTCCGTCAGCTGGCCGCCGCGCTGGCCAAGCAGCTGCAACTCAAGGTCAGCGACGATGTGCTGGCCGAGGAGGCCGCCGCGTGAGCAAGAACCTCAAGGCACTGCTCGCGCAGCAGGCGGAGATCAACCGGAAGACTCACCACGAGGCGGAGTTTTCTGACGACTTCGACATCGGCCGCAAGCACACCAAGATCCCGCTCGACAGAATTACCCCGAATCGCTTCCAGCCACGGCTGGCATTCTCCGACGAGGGTATCCGCGACCTGGCTGAATCCATCGCACAGATCGGCCTGACGCAACCCATTACGGTTCGCCCACTCGACGACGGCTACGAGATCATCGCCGGCGAGCGCCGCCTGCGCGCCCATCGCCTGCTGAACAAGCCGACGATCGAGGCCATCGTCATCGACGCCGATGATGGCCAGTCTGCCGCCATGGCGCTGTCGGAGAACATCGACAGAGAGGGACTCACAGACTTCGAGATTGCCGAGGGCATGCGCCAGCTCGAAGAGCGCTTCCCCAAGCGCAGCCATCTAGCGAAAGCTCTGAACCTCGCCCGGTCCGAGCTGTATCGCTATCTGGCATTCCGCGACCTCCCCGACGAGGTCACAGAGCGCCTGCGCAAACAGCCCGACCTGATCGGGAGGAGGGCGGCCAGCGACATCGTCCAGGCAATCAAGGATGCCCCAGCACTCGCCGGCCGACTGAATGAAGCACTGGACTTGGTCGCCGACAACAAGCTGGAGCAGGGCCGGGTGGTCGCATTCCTACAGCAGCCGGAAGCCAAGCCAGCGGACAAGTCTGAAGCCGCGAAGCCGATCATCCTGAAGCAGGGCAGGGCGCGCATCGGCACCATCGCACGCACTCCCACCGAGCTAGTGATCAAGGTCTCGCACCAGGCGCTGCCGCAAGACAAGGCCGAGAAGCTGCAGGCCTTCCTGCAGGAACTGCTAGAACAGGGCACCTGAAAGTGTCCCCAAGTGGGACACTTTGCTCGCATACGTGGGGGCGCGCACCTGTGGACAAAGCCTGTGGATTGCCGCACTTTTCCCCGCATATGTGGGGGCGACCGCTCGCATGTGTGGGGGCGGGCAGGCCGCATAGGTGGGGGCGATTTTTCGCATAGGTGGGGGCATGGCCTCGCATAGGTGGGGGCCAAAACACCACCTAAGCCATTGACCAAGCAGGGAAAAGAACTCCGCCTAGGTTTTGCTTTTAGCAGTAGGTTTACTTTTAGCTTTGCTAGTAGGGCGCATCGCTGCAGTGGACAACCTTCGGTTGCCCACGTTTCGCGAGGGCGCGCGACGAGCTGATGAAATACCGAACATCAAAACAGAGCGCCCCCACTTATGCGAAGTGGGGTGCAGGACCGTGCTATGTTGCCAACCGATACGATGAGGAGCAGGGAAGTGCAAGCGATGGATGACAAGGCTTCTGGAGCCTTCGAGCTAACGCCTTCACCCACGGAAGCACCGGCGAAGCCCAAGCGCAAGCGCATTTACGCGCCGCGCAGTGCGGTGAGCCCCGCGATCGACGATCGCCTGGTGACCGAAGCCCGCGCCATCGAGGCCGAGGACGCCTTCCGGGCCGGCATGACAGGCTACATGGGCCGCACCCTGGTGCAGGCTACCCTGCCGTATCGTGAGCCGCTACGGTCGCTGGAGGTATGGGAACGCACTGTCGGCAAGACCAGCCTGATCATCAAGCAAGGCCACGCGAAGAACAGGGCAGGGAAGTGGGAGCGCATTGGCTATCCCTACGGCTCCTACCCTCGGCTGATGCTCGCATGGATCGGGGCGGAAGTCGTTCGCACGAAGGAGCGCACCATTGTTCTCGGCGACAGCCTTGCAGCGTTCATGGCCGAGCTAGGCATCGGCGAGCATCGCAGCGGCGGCAAGAACGGCGCACGCACGCGCTTGCGCGACCAGATGATGCGGCTCTTCCTGGCCGACATTTCCGCACAGATCGGCGGCGCCTCCGTGGAAGAGGATCTGCAGCTGCAGAAGCTCGATGTGGCCGAAAACGCCAATCTCTTTTGGTCCACCAGCCATCCCGGTCAAGCCGGCCTCTGGCAATCCACCATCCTGCTGGGCGAACGGTTTTTTGAGGAGACCAAGGCCAACCCGGTGCCGGTCGACCTACGTGCGCTGCGCGCGCTGCGCTCCTCTCCGATGGCGCTCGACTTGTACTGCTGGATGACCTACCGCAACTTCTCACTGGCCAAGTCGACCACGGTCCCGTGGGACGCCCTGCACGAGCAGTTCGGCAGCGAGACCAAGACCCTCAAGAAATTCCGCGAGAACTTCCTGCCCGCACTCAAGAAGGTGCTGACAGTCTACCCACAGGCCAAGGTCGAGCCGAAGGCATCCGGCCTATACATGGAGCCCTCGAAGACTAGCGTGCCACGGCGCATCAAGGACTGGTAGCCCATGCGCGTCGCCCGCAAAGCCTTGCCCGGCGCCACTTCGCACCGACCCCAAATCGCTCCGGGCCAAAGTGCGCCCCAAAGGGCAATGCCGATAACTCGCCCACCGCAGCGCCAGCGGAAATGCGCCGGCCAAGGCACGCGCAGCGCCCGAACACCCCGTCGCGCCGGCCAGTTTGTGCCCGATACGCCGCTTCGCGGATAAGCCTGATTACGTTAAAAACCGGAGATTCCCCATGACCACCAAGATTCTGCCGCCGGTCGCCCTCACCGTCGACGAACTGATCGCGCTGCTCCAGGGCTTTTCGGCCGAAGGCCTGGGCGCGGCCCCGGTCGAGGCGCTGCTGGGCGACGACACCCTGCCGGTGCGCGGCGCCGACACGCTGCCGGCCTGGGGTACACCGACCGGCCTCACCGTGCTGCTGCAGCTCGACGACGCGGCCGACGCGCGCGGCCAGGTGCAGCGCGCCCGCGGCAACAGCCTGACGGGGTGATGACGTGAAAAGGCCCGCGCGCGGCGGGCCCGAATTCAGGTAGGTCGAACACATATATGCGATGGACCTGCAGGCTGCGCAGGCTACAGGCGCTCGATGCGATCAAGGCGCCAGGACGACATGCTGGGGCGATCAGGGAACGAGGTGCGCGCCAGCTGGCGAACGGCACGTTGGAATACCTCATCCTCGCTGGGCGCCCACACATCGACGTGCCCATCGTAGGTGGCCCACATGCCCGGGACGCTGCGCAGATGGCAGCGGTAGTGGTGGAACTCGGGTTCGTCGCTCTGGTAGCCCATCGTCGTCTCCTGGTGGTTAGCTCTTGGCATCGTCGGTCTTGCGCTTGCGGACGCCGGCGGCGGGCTTTTCTTCTGGCGCAGCCTCGGCCGGCGAGAGCGCCGCCAGCTGGGCGCGCACGGCCGCCAGCTCGTCCTGTGTCCGGCGCAGCTGCTCGTCGGAGTAGCCCAGCTTGGAGTTGACCTCATAGGTGACAGCCTGCTGCTTGTTGCAGGCTGTCGCTCAGGCCATAGATATGCGCTGGCGCTTCTCCAGCTCGGCGTGCGCGGCGGTCAGTTCCTTTTCCGCCTTGACCAGCGCCTTGGTTTCCCCCTCCTGCATGGCGCGCGCGACTGCCGCGACCCGATCAGCCTCCGCCCGGGCGCCGCGCTCCGCCTCCAGCGCGGCACGCACGGCGGCCAGCTCCTCCTGCAACCGCGGCATCGCCTCCAGGCGCAGCTGCGCCTTGGCCAGTTCGGTGCGCGATAGCTCCGCCTCCATATGCTCCTCAGCCACCTCCTGGTGCGCCTGGCTAGATCCTCTTCCAGCTGCACGATGCGACCACGCTGCACATCGCGCTCGCGCTGCGTCGCCTCCAGCTCCGACTCCAGCCGCTCGATCGTCGCCACCTGGCGCTCGCTCTCCACCGCCAGATCCACATTCACCTGCTGCAGCTCGGCCAGGTCATTGGCCAGCGCCGCCTTGCCCTCGGCCACCGCCTGGCCGACATAGTCGACCAGCGCGCGCTGGCAACGCCGCCGGCAGCGTGACCGGTGTCTCCGCCGGCTTGACCTGCCCGCCCTGCCACACGGCCAGCAGCCGCATCACGGTGGTGGTGCTGCCCGATCCGAGTCCTCTCGCGCAGCGCCCGCCACCGTCGGCTTGGTGCCGGCGGCCCGCAGCGCGTCGGCGGCGGCGTTGACCTGCTCTGGGTGATGCTTGCTTCCCGTGCCATAACAACATTCTCCGTTACGTTTCGTTATGTTTCGTTATTACGTTACGGATAGTATCGACGGACGCGACCATGCAGAGGCGAGAGACAGCTTGACGCAAAACACAGCTGCTTTTGACGCGACGTCGGCGCCGCACCAACCCTATAATCTGGGCCTCCACCAAACCACCGAAGTCAGTCATGTCGACCAACACGAAGCACGAAGAAGCGATCACCCGGGTGTGTTCCTTCGATTGCCTGGATCGGGCCTACATCGAGCGCGCCGCCCGACAGCTGGGCTCGCTTCGCTTCATGTCGCCCGCCGAGGTCATGAGCACCTCGTCGATCTGGGGCGAGATCGTGCGGCACCTCCAGATCGATCAAGCCCTGCGCCTCGCCCAAGACGTGTAAGCCCCGGGCCTACGGCACCGCGCTCAGCTGCCGCCGGACCTCGCTGTAGATGTCGATACAGGCATTGGCATCGCGGATGCCGGCATTTCCGTCGGCCGCGATGGCGTAGAGAGCGCCTCCAGTCGCCGGATCAAGTTTCGGCTCGCGCTTCACCAGGTCGGGCGGCAGCGCCGGCTCTCCGCGGACAGGGTCCGGCGGATCGGGCCTGATAGTCACGGATGGCGAGGAACAGCCGGCGAGTGCCAGCGCGATACCTCAGCCAGAGCAGCAGCCACGGCCATTTTTTCATCATCAGCTTCCTTTCGGGCCTGCGCCCATGTGTTATCGCGG